TAGCCAGAGTTCCTGGGCTAAAAAATTAACCTATAAAAAACTTTAGTATCTGATGATTGTTAGTTTGGTAAAACAAAATAACTTTAGGTAAGGTTATAGATTTTTATAGAGTTAGTGGAACGTTAAGAATTATTTTGAATTAAACAACTTAAATTTTACAAGCTATGATGAAGCTATACTAAATCAAGAATGTAATTTAAAATCAAGACCTGATTTTGTATTTGAAAATAATACACATAATATAGTTGTAGAAGTTGATGAAAATTGTCATAAAAATAATAATGAATTATGCGAATGTACACGAATGATAAATATATCTCAAGCATTTATGAAACCAACCATATTTCTAAGATATAATCCAGATGAATACAAAGTAAATGGAAAAACTATTGTAGGGCCAACAAAAAATAAACGGTTGAAAACATTAACAGAATGGATAGAATATCTAAATAAATTAAAAATAGAAGATATCAAATTATATGGTTTTTGTTCAATTATACAATTGTTTTATGATGATTACAACGAATCAAATATTAAACATGAAATAATATCACATTTTGATTGATTTTTCTTTCATAAATCTTTCATATTTTTTCAAAAGATTTGTCAATTCTCTAAAATTATTTTCACGATTTCTTTGTACCATAGGCAAAAGATTATTTATGTTGTATTTTTTATTATTAATTTGACGTTGATAATTACGCAATTCGTTCAGTTCCTTTAACATTTGTTGTTCTGCGTTTCTGTTAATTTTTAATTTTTCTATATATTTACGCAATTTTTCAATGAAATTTGTTAGTGTATTCACCTGACAATTAGTAAGAAGACCAAGTGACGTATGTTTATACCCCCAAAGCAGTTTTCTAACATTATTTAACGCATTAATATTTGTTCCAGCATCATTTATAGCCGATTTAGCCAATTTTAGTATGTCTTGAAATTTATTATTCATTATTATATATACATATTATAAATTTCGCGGTGAATGGGGGGGTGTATATTCATCATACGCATATTGTAAAGTTGGCTTAATATTATTCTTAACACGACCGCCGTTAAGATAAAAACGCATAAATTGATTAAAATAATTTTTTTCATTTTGTTTTGAATCGTTTGTATTTCGTATATTAAAGTTTGTCAAATATATTTTTGAAATATTTCCCATGTTATTTCTTTCTACAAGTAATTGACGCTTCAATGGTATAAATTTGTGTTTAACGTTTGGATCAATTAACGCGTTTTTTGCACCCAAATTACTATGTGTCCCCCAATTTGTATGTAATCTGTTTAATTGTGTTTTAAGCATATTTAATGCTCTACGATGAATTTTAACATTTTTATGTAGAGGAAATTTTTCAAGTTTTTTCATTTTTACTGCCCATTTGTTATTAATAATTTCCGGTTTTGCGAGTAATAAACTATTACCATTAAGAGTCGGATACACTATATTGTACCTTTTAGCTTCAATTTCATTAACGTATTTAGTTATTGAGGTATTATTTTCAGAAAACTTTTTAGTATTCACAGGGCTCTTACTATTACTATTCGGTGGGAACATATCAAAATACCGAGGAGTCTTAATGGGGCGTTTACATGTATTGTTGTTATTACATGTATTGTTGTTATTACATGTATTGTTGTTATTAAATGTGATGCGTTTACATGTATTTTTCTTATTCTTGTTATTACATGTCTTTAAAGAAAGATTAACCTCATTATGAAGTCCACAAGTCATATTACTATTATATACATTTTTTTTTACAATTTAAATGGTAAAAAAATACGAAATATTTTTGTGGAATCCATTGATGTAAATACAAAATAAAAAAATATAATTATTATAAATGAATTTAAAAGAACATCAAAAAGAAGTAGTAAATAAATTTAAAAATCAAAAAGCATTAATAGTATTTCACGGATTAGGGTCAGGAAAAACATTAACATCAATAGCGTGCGCGGAAGAATATCCAAATATACAAAAGATAGTAATAACACCAGCATCATTAACAGAAAACTATAAAAAAGAATTAAAAAAATTCAATGTAAAAGAAAATCAATACAAAATATATAGTTATGATAAATTTGCGGATCTAAACAATGAAGATATATGTGAAGACAAAATTGTAATATTAGACGAAGCACATAGATTGAGCGATCCAAGTGGAAGTATAGCAAGAACAATATTATCAAGAATAAAAATGTCGTATAAAATAATATTTTTAACGGCAACACCATTTGTAAATCATCCAGCAGATATATCATCGATAATGAATGTTATACATGGGAAAAAAGTATTACCAACAATAAGAAAAGAATTTGAAAATGAATATATAAAAAAAAATAATGAAAGTAAAAAAAGACAAGTAGGGAACGGAATATTTAGTGGAATGATGAGTGTAATATTCCCAAAAAGAAAAAGTAAATACAAAGAAATTACGAATAATGAAATAAAAAACAAAACAAAATTAAGAGAATTAATAGGTCCATATATACATTATTATGATTCAAGAGAAGCAAATAAAAATAACTATCCAAGCTCAAATGTATATGTAGAAAAAATAGTAATGTCGAAAAACCAATCAGATTTACATACCAAAGCAATGAGAGAAACATTAGACAAAAATGATTATAAATTAATTAAAAAAATGGATGAATTTGAAACAAAAACACAGACACAACAAAAACGACTAAATGCATTTTTATCAAAAACAAGACAAATAGTAAATTATGTAGAAATAGATAAAACAAGTCCAAAATTTGAAAGAATCAAAGAATTACTAAATACAGGATTAAGACCAAGTATTGTGTATTCAAATTTCAAAGATGCCGGAGTAAAAAAATTACATACATTATTAGAAAAAGAAAATATACAATCGTCTATATTTAGTGGAAGTGAAACGATAAAAAAGAAAAAAGAAATGGTAGAACAATATAACAGTGGTAAATTAGATGTATTATTAATAACAAAATCTGGTTCAGAAGGGATAGATTTGAAAAAAACAAGACAAATAATAATATTAGAACCACATTGGAATTTAACAAGAATAAATCAAGTAATAGGACGAGGAATAAGATATAAATCACATATAAATTTAAATAAAAAAGATAGAAATGTGGATGTATATCATTTACTATCAATATATAAACCAACATATTTTAAATCGTTCCAAAACCCATCAAGTGATGAATATTTATATGAATTATCACGAAAAAAACAAGATTTGATAAATACATTTATAGGTGCGTTAAATATTTAAATATTGATAATATAAATGAATAATAAACGTTCCACTAACTCTACGCAAAAGAATTTGTAAAAATCTATAACCTTACCTAAAGTTACATTAACAATCATCAGATACTAAAGTTTTTAATAGGTTAATTTTTTAGCCCAGGAACTCTGGCTATTGTTATTAATTATTTTAAAGATTTTAAAGATTCGAAAGAACGAAATAGTATATCATTTTATAAAACATATAACACGATTTAAGAAAGAAACTATATAGATAAATAAGAAAAATGGAAAATATAAACGGAGATATAACAAACTTAATAGCAAAAAAAACAGTAGAGTGTGAGACGATGACGTTAGCTGTATATAACGAAAACAACGCACTAGTATGTTTTGCAAGAAAAATGCAAAGGGCGCCAAGATATTATGAATTATATACAATCAAAGATGAAGATGAAGAAGAAATAAAAAAGCATTTTGATGGAGTAGAAAGTAATGTAAGATATTCAAAGAAATTTTTATGTAAAAGTGAAATAAAGATGAAAGCATTAATTGAAAAATTTGTATATAATTTTTGGAAATATAAAGATGATGATGATGATGAAATAATAAATTTTAAATATTATGAAGAAACAAGAAAGAAACCGCCTATACTAATAACCAAATATTTTACAAGTGATTTAGATTTTGATGTAGAAATACCAGTAGATACAGAAGAAATGTGTAATCATGAAAGAAATGATTTTATAAGCGAAGAAATAACAACAAATATAGAAAAATTGTTAACAGTTTGATTTTTTAGATTTTCTAACTTTACAAGATTTTTTCATTTTAGAACACAAGTCGTCCATATCGTCGATAGAATTATTTGCTTTTTTAATTTTGCAAGATTTTTGCATTTTTGAAGAAATATAATCAATTTCATTATTTGTTTTTCTATCTTTAAGAAATTGTTTAAGTTGTTGATAATTCAAACCCTTAGGGATTGTCTTTTTAGGTGAGCGAAATTCGAGTTCAAATCTGTAAGGAGTAAGAAACATTGCTGACATTATTTACTAGTAAAGAACGGTATTCTTTAAGTAATTTTAAAATTTCTTTTTGTCAATAAAAACAAAAAAAAAAAAATGTAAAATAAATGAATACAAAAATAATATTATTAAAAATAGGAGAAGATTATACTATAATAAATAAGAAATATGAAAATGAAATAGCAAAAAATAAATGGGAAAGATTTGAAGGAAAAATTGTAAATAGAGATGAAAATAATAGATTTAAAATATATTTACATGAATATGTGTTAAAGAATTGTGCATGTAAAGAAAATGAAAACAAGTATAAAAGTATAGAACATATAAATGGATGTTATTTGGATAATAGAGAAGAGAACTTAAGATATATACAAGGACAAACAAAACATAAACTAAAAGAATTGAAAGAAAAAAATATAGAATATTTACCTGAACATATAACATACATAATAAAAAATAAAAATCCAATATTTCAATATAAAAATATAGAAGGAAAAGATGAAGGAAGTGTATCTGAAAGATATATAGATATTTTAAATAAAGCAATAAAAGAAAATGAAAAATGTAAAGAAAACATAAATATATTACACAAAGCAAATAAAATATTAAATAAACAATATTTCACACCAAATTATGAAGATATATATAACAAACACAAAAGAATATTAGAAATGAAAGAAGAAATAATAATGAAAGAAATATTATATCAAGACGAAAGTATGGTATTAAAAAAAGAAATGATACCAATATATGTTACATTTATAAAAGAAAACGATAAAAGAGGATGTAAATTTACATATGATAGAAAATATGCAGGTGTAAAAATATCAGCACAGTTATCTGGAAGTTCGAAAAAAAGAACATTAAGAGATAAATATGAAGAAATGAAAATAAATTATAACAATTTTGTGAAGAATGAGTTAGAAAAGAAAATAAAAGAAATCAATACAAAAATAATAGACAAATGACCGTAATCTGTGGAACGGTCATTTTAACAAATAAAAAAAGAAATGTAAAATAAAATGAGTTGGAACGCAAAACATCCAGATTACGATATTTTGTTATATGGTTTGTTATGCACACCATGTTTATATGGAGAAAACGCATCGCATATTAACGGTCATCCAAGTTGTATCGCACATAGTGTAGCATATATGTCGTTAATTATAACTGGAAATATAATAGGAGGGATTTTTGGAAATTGTTTAGTACAAAATAATCCATATGTAATGAATGCGTTTTCCATATTATTTAGTAGTATGATTATAGGAGAATATGCAGGAACAACAAGAACAGATTTAAGAAAAAAATATAATATAAACGGAAATACAAACAATGATAAAATAATACATTGTCTAATATCACCATGTGGTGTATGTCAAGAAGCACAAGAAATAAGAGAAAGAAATAAAAACATATTAGATGAAGAGACATATGGATATACAGAAATACCGAAAATACAAGAAATCACAAAATAATATCTAAACAATTATCTAAAGAGTCAAATTTTTTCAAAATAGAATTATGCAAAGAACTATAATTAATAATAAAAGCTTTCAAATCATCAGAAGAAAGATGTTTATTTTGTAGTAAAATATATTTAATATTAGATTTAGAAAGACCATTTTTCTTTTTTAATTGTTTTTCAGAAGGTTTTCTAGAAATTATATTATTATTCATATTAGATTTGAGGTCTGAAATTATAGAGGATGTATCATTGTTATCGAAGAAATCGATATTAAGAAAACTAAGAGCTTGAAGAAGACAATCAGCAAGGTCATCTTTTTTTTTAGAAGAATCAAAAACATTGCAAATATGTTCTTGTTGAAAGGAATCCAAAATAAATTTATGAGCTAATTTAATTGAAAGTTTTTTACGAGCATTATAACCATCTTTACCTTTGAATTCATGATTATTATTAATAAAATTATTTAATTTATGAGCAGAACTATAAATAATAACTTTAGATATGAGAGAATTTTGATTACAAGATCCATTAATAATAAAGAAAGCATTAAGAAGCCCTTCTATTATTCTCATTTTATTATTTTTAGAAGGTTGTTTTTCTATAATAACTGAATTACAATCATTAAAAATATGTAAATATTTATTTAATTCAATGATTAAAGCTTCACATTGATTTTTAGAATTTTGAACATTAATATTATACCAATGATGAATTATACCAGAATCATCGATAATAACAAAAGATAAATTCTTAACACCAACATCAAAACTGATTAATTTCATAACATAAATAAGTAAAAACTTAAAGAAATCAAACGTAATATGAACATAAACGTATACATGAATGAACTATTAACAAGAAGAATATTTCTCCAGAAAAGTATAATAAAAACAGAATTTTTAAGAAAGGAATTGGTGCCAACAAATGACCAAAATTCTAAAATAATTTTAAAAAAAAACATACCGATAAATATAAATATAAAAAATGATAGATTTGAAATTATAACTAATATCAATTATGAAGACAATGGTGTTCAAGTTGGAAATATTACAAAATGGTATGATCCAATAACAAAAGAATATTTAACAAAAAATGAAAATGTGTATTATATAATAGACGAAAATGAAATATAAAAAAATACTTAAAGAAAATGAAAAAAAGACATAAAATTCAGGTCATGAAGTGCGTTGGAATAAAACGAAATGGATGTGTATGCGCATATAAATCTGCAAAAGATTCATACACATGTAAAAAACATAAAAAGCAAGATAGAAAACCTGAATGTAGTATATGTCATGAAGAGATAAATAAATGTGATATTCATATGACAAGTTGCAAACATATGTTTCATAAACAATGCATAGAAACATGGAAAAACGAAACTCATGGAGAATCATGTCCCAATTGTAGAGAAAATATAAGAATGAAGCATGAAAAATTAATTGAATACTGTAACGAAGCTACAAATTATCATATGAATGTTATAGAAATATATGATATATATTACATATATAAAACAAAAATAAAAGAATTGAATGAAATGGCATCAAAAATAAAATCCAATATAAACAATGGAATATCGTTTGAAAGACCATCAAAAAATCAAATAGAAACACTTGAAGGATGTAAAAATGAAATAAATAGAATACAAAATTTTTTAGAAAAGATTTAGTGTATCAAAGATTTGTAAAGAGATATATTATTTTCTTTAGAAACACCAGTTAATTTATT